GCGGGTTCTTGATCGATACCAACCTGGCCACGCAGTCCTTCATCGAAATGCTTCGCAACCGCGCCACGTTGCTGCAGCTGGGGACGCCGATGGGCGGCTTGGTCGGCAATCTGGATGTGCCTGGTCAAACCGGCTCGGGCAACGTGTTCATCGTCGGTGAAGACGAAGATGTCGGCGAGGGCAGCATGGACGCTGGGCTGGTCAAAATGAGCCCGACCACCATTGGTGTCTTTGGCCGGGTGACGCGTCGCATGATGCAGCAGTCTTCGATGGATGTTGAGCTGCAGTTCCGCAGTTCTTTGGCAACGGATCTGGCACTCGGTATCGATTGGTACGGCTACTATGGTGACGGCGTCGGGAATAACCCCCTAGGCATCTTGAACCACTCCGGTATCAACGCCGTGGCCTTCGCGGATATTCAGCCGACCTATGCGGAGATCATCGAAATGGAGAGCGAGGTCGCCCTCGACAACGCTCTAACGGATTCGGTGCGCTACGTGGGTAACTCCAAGTTCCGCGGTCACTGCAAGTCGACCGAGAAGTTTGCCAACTCGAATGGCCAGACGATCTGGGAAGACGGCGGTACCGTGAACGGGTCGACGGCCGAGATCACCAACCAGTTCGAGAACGGCGATGTGCTGTTTGGCAACCTGCGCGATGTCTACATCGGCCTGTGGGGCGCGCTGGATATCCTGGTCGATCCCTACACCCAGTCGCTGTCGGGGACGCGCCGCGTTGTGCTGCACCAGGACTTCGATATCGCCGCGCGCCGCACCGAGAGCTTCTGCCTCGGCCGCAAGCCGACGGCGTAACGATCTGAGCCGGCCGATCAGGCCGGTTCGCTCCCTCTGACCTCTTTAATCTTAGGATTTCAAAATGGCTGAAAAGACAGTGAAAGTTAAAATCACCTCCGCGATCGCGATTGCGGGCAAAATCAAAACGCCTGGCACCACGGTGGAGATCGGCGAGGATCTGGCAAAGAACCTGATCAACCGCGGCCGCGCCGAGCTGGCAAAGGGCAAGGCTGCCAAAGCTGAAGGCGATCTGGGCAAGATGAAGGTCGCGGACCTGAAGGTCATCGCGGCCGAGCTTGAGGTTGACGGGTATGACGGCATGAACCAAGCCAAGCTGATTGCCGCCATCGAAGAAGCGCGCGACGCGTAACCCATGCCCCATCCCGATTGGGAGGACATCTCCGCTTTTTTCGAGCTCGAGGAATTTGCCACCACGGCAAATATCACCAGAGGTTCGGAAAAGGTGGCAGATGTCCTTGGCATTTTTGACGATCCGAGCCAGATGGCGACCTTGGGCGAGTTCGAATTCGACGGCCCTGGGCCGCAGTTCGTTTGCCGCGAAGACGAGGTGTCGCAGGTTCTGCGCGGCGACACAGCCGTGATCGAGGGCCGCACCTTTGATGTTCTGGAAGAGCCACAGTTGGACGGTACCGGGATCGCCACGCTGATCCTCGCGGTGCCGAACGTGATCTACAATGCTGGCCTTTGACTTTGACGATGGTCAGCTCGACAAGATCGCGGCCGAGTATGCGGCAACGCCCAAACAGGTAGACCTCTCTCGATCGCGCGCGCTGAAGCGCACAGCCGCGACCCTTCGGCGTCTGGCATCCACTGGCCTGCAGACGGAGCTCGGGCTGCGGAACGCTAAGGCGCTGCGCCGTCGTCTGAAGGAGTACAAAGTGGGCAAGGGCAACAATGCGTTGAAGCTGTGGTTCGGTGCCAATGATCTGCCGGTGTCAGCGTTCAAAGGCCGGCCGCAAAAGGTCGATGGCGGGATCAAGTTTGGCGACACGATGGTCCACGGCGCGTTCTTTGCGAAGGTGGGCGGTAAGCGCAAAGTCATGCAGCGGTACGGGTCGAAGCGGTGGGCGATCGGCGAGGCGACGCTGTCTGTTGCTGATCGGATGATGATCTACCTCGAGGACGAGGTCTTTGTGGATATCGACAGCATCTACATGAAGCACTTTCTGGCAGAAATTCGGGCGCGCACAATCTTGGGAGTTGGATGATGGCTGAAGCACTTGATTTGGGCGCTGCCCTGGACACGGTTGTTGCCACGCTGGCGGCGGCGTTTCCGACCTTCAAGACAGTCGCGGCCGAGGATGAGACGCGCAGAACTTTAGAAGTACCGGCCATCATCATTCAGATGTCGGAGCTCGAGCCTGATCCCGACAAGGATCCACATACGGGCCAGTTTCCGTGTCTGGTGCGGATCGAGGCGCGCATTGTGCTCGGGTACCGGACACCCAAGGTGCGGCGCGAGGTGCTGAAGGCAGCCGGCGCGCTCGCGGCCGCGGTGCACAGTAACCGATTGGGGGTGGCCTGGGGCGCGGCCGCAGTCTTGGCTGTTGAGCCGGATGAGTTTGCGCCACAAGCGGACCAGTACGACGTTTGGCGCGTCGAGTGGGCCCATGCCGCGGATATCGGCTCGAGCTTCTTTATCGATGACGGCGTGACACCGACCCAGCTGCTGACGTCCCGGTCGCCGGATATCGGGCCTGCGCATGAGCAAGATTATGTGGCGGAGGGCGGCGATGTCTGAGTTCACCTTGTCGCAGCTGATGCAGGCCGTGGAGCGGATGATCATGGTGGCCACGGTCACGGCGCGCGATGGCGATCGGGCCAAGGTCAAATGGGCTGACGGGGCGGAGAGCGATTGGCTTAAGATTGCGCAGCTTGGGTCGGCAGAGCTGAAGTTCTGGATCCCGCCATCGGTCGGCACTCAGGTGGTGGTGCTTTCGCCTGGCGGCAATACTGCGCATGGCATCATTTACCCTGGTCCGTTCGCGGGTGGTGTGCCGGCTGGCAACTTTGCCGGCACGATCACCGGTGCCGGCGATGTCGTGGCGTCCGAGATCAGCTTGGTGTCTCATGTGCATGGGGGCATTCAGCCTGGGCCTAGCGACACCGGCTCTCCGAAGTAGCGCAGTGGGGAACCGCCAGAGGATCGCAGCGCGTGTCCTGTTCAATGTGGACGCATGTATGGGATCAGCGCAATCACAGGCCGTAAATTGGGCGGCATCGACCACCTCCGGCAATCCATCCGGGATATCCTGACGACTCCGATCGGGTCGCGGGTGATGCGGCGCGACTATGGATCCCGTTTGTTCGATCTTATCGATGCGCCGTATTCGTCAGCGACCAAACTGGCGATCATCGCGGCGACGGCCGAGGCATTGATCACATGGGAGCCGCGCATCGATGTGGACACTGTGACGCTTCGGACCTTTGAGCCTGGCAAAATCATCATTGATCTCAGCGGCCGCTATCTGCCCGACGGCCGCGAAGTCACCATTGCGGGGATCGAGGTCGGATGAGCGCGTTCACGGCAATCAATCTTGAGCGTCTGCCCGCTCCGGAGATCATCGACCGCAAGGACTTTGAGACGATCCTGGCAGAAATTAAGGCATGGCTGATCGCGCGCGATCCGAGCCTCGCGCCAATCATGGGGTTGGAAAGCGAGCCGATCACCAAGGTGCTTGAAGCATGGGCGTATCGTGAGCTGCTACTGCGCGCTGAAATTGACGATGCCGGCCGCGGCAACATGCTGGCGTTCGCAGGTGGGGCGCAGCTCGACCATCTGGCGGCGTTCTACGGGGTTGAGCGCGCGGTGATCCAGCCGGCCGATCCTGCGGCACTTCCGCCTGTGCCGGCCGTGCTCGAGGATGACGTCCGGTTCCGCTCGCGGGTGCAGCTGGCACTTGAAGGGTTCACCACGGCCGGTCCGCGCGGGTCGTATGTATTCTGGGGGCTGTCGGCCTCGTCCTTGGTGAAAGACATCAGCGTTGAATCTCCATCGCCTGGGCAAGTCCTGGTCACGGTGCTGTCGGATGACGGGGACGGCAGCGGGGATGCTGCACTGATCCAGACGGTGTCTGACAAGCTCAACGATGAGGACATCCGGCCGCTGACAGATCAAGTCATCGTGCAAGGCGCATCGATCGTACCGTATCAGCTTGAGGCCGTGCTGACGCTCTATGAGGGGCCCGATGCCGACGTTGTGCGTGCGGCCGCGGAAGCGTCGGTATCGGCGTTCGTTTGGGACCAGCACCGTTTGGGGCATGACGTCACGGTTTCTGGTCTGCATGCGGCGCTGCATTTGGCGGGTGTGCAGAAGGTGACCTTGGTCAGCCCCGGCGCTGATTTGGAGATTGATGCGTCTGAGGCTGCCTATTGTACGTCGGTATCCGTAACGGTCGGGGGGCGTGATGTCTGATCTGCCCACCATTTTGCCGCCAAATGCGCAAGAGACTGAGCGCGAGCTAGAGCAGCTGTCCGGCCGCTTGCTCGGATTTGGCGATCCGATTGCCGGCCTGTGGGACGCATCGCTATGCCCCGAGCATTTGCTGTCCTATTTGGCGTGGGCATTCTCTGTTGAGGTTTGGGACAGCGGTTGGCCTGAGAGCCAAAAGCGCCAGGTGCTGGTCGACGCCGTGCAGGTTCACCGAGCCAAGGGTACGATCGGGTCTGTTCGTCGCGCGCTTGGGGGCATCGGATTTGAGGCCGATATTGCGGAGTGGTTCCAGTATGGCGGCGATCCTCATACGTTCCGGATCGATGCTTACGGGGAAGATGTATTCGCGGCCGGGATGTCGATCGACGTCAGCTTGCTCACGCTCATTACATCGATCCTGGTCAATCTTAAGCCTCAGCGCTCTCATTTTTAGCTCCGCATTGGGGAGCGGTTCGATACGGATGTGTATGCCCGGTCTGGCGCGCGCGGTCGTACGAGCTCCGATCTAGCCCATGACCCCAATCCCCGGACGCGCGTTTCGAGCGGGATCGCGCGTATGCGGGTCGTGTCGCGGTCGCGCCAGATCAGCACAGTTTACCATGATATACAGCCAAGGGATGCCGCCTAATGCCCACCACCATTCTCACCGATATCGCCGAGGCGAAGATCACCCAGGCCGCGGGCTCAGGGTCGCAGGTCGCGATCACGCATGTGGCGTTGGGGGACGGCAACGGGGCCAGCTATAGCGGCTACTTCGACCAGACCTCGTTGCGACGGGAACGTATCCGGGTGCCGATCGAGCGCCGACATATTGTCTCGCCGAACGCTTGGCGCGTGAAGGCCGAGTTTGGGGCTGACACTGTTGCCTTCGATGTGCGCGAGGCTGGGTTCTTTGACGCCGACGGGGATTTGATCGCGCTCTGCACGTTCCCTGCAGCCGAGGTCCGCCGTACAGGCGCGATTGTCTATCTTATCGACCACGTTTTGAACTTTAGCCGGGTCGCGGAAGGGCTCATCATCGTTGATGCCCCAGATGATGATGTGTTCGATCACGTGGTCATCGATCTTGAAGCGCAGGCGCTCACCTATTCCACCCAATACGATCTGCAGATGGCCGTGCGCGCGCTGCAGGCGGCAACCTAAGAGGACGAACCTATGAGCATTAACGATATTAACAATGCGGCGGCCGCGATGAACCAACTAAAGGCGCGGTATGAGGGCTTTCTGAATGATGCTGACGCTCAGATTGCGGTGCGTCAGGCTGCCTACGATAATCTCTCCGCTGATTTGAAAGGGATTATCCGGACCGAGCTGACAAAAGAGCTTTACGTAGACAACACCGTCGCGGTGCCTTCTGGCTCAAGTTACCAAACTCTTGCGCAGGCCCTAGGAGCTTTGCCCCGTGGATCGTTTGCAATTATTCGCCTGAGAACCGGTCAGGTGCATGAAATTAATTCCCATATTAACGTCGGGGGGATCACCGTTGATATCGGTTATTACGGACCTATTGCTGATGGGAAGCCGATCATTAAACACAACGCCGGGGTGGACGGCGGAAGCAACGTGATGTGGGGATATACTGGTCATAGTTGTTCGGTCACGATCAACGGTTGCGACATTGAACTTCCTACTGAAAAGGCGGACCCGAACCTCACATGGCTCAACTCAAGGCGATCTGTTTTTAGCGGGGCGCGGGGTCGGGAGCGGTTTGCGGGGTTTCAGACTTGTACAGTTACGGGTGGAATGGCGGACGTAAATCTTGGCCTCATCACTGTGTACGAATCTGGATATGCGTCTGTTGGGCTTTTCGTGGTCACTCTAGATGGGCCTATCTCCTTAATCGTTTCAGCACCTTCAGGCGCATTCAGTGTTCGTAAAACCGCGTTCACCCTTGCCAACGGCGCGACGGAAACTGACGGCGGCACGTTGGGCACCAACTATCTCTCAAACTAAGGGGCATTAAAGATGCAATTTGATATTTCCCATGAAGGGCGAACCACTCTTTCTGTCGATCGTGATATGGCCGTGGCGTTGGGATACCCAGAAAGTGCTATTGCAGAAGCCGAGGCCGGTATCCGCGTGTCAGTGGTCAAGGCTGAGTGCCGCCGTCGGATCTATGCGGCAGCTTCAGCTGAAACCCAAATGAATATGGCAACCGCGGCGGCAGTCATCTCTGCAAAAGAGGCCAGCGAGCGAACCGAAGACGAGGCCTCGATCTTGTCGGGGCTCGATGACGCGATCGGGTGGGTGGCGCAAATGCGTGGCCGCGTAGCGGAGCTGACTGAGGATGCTGCGCTTGATATCGCAGATGACGCCAACTGGCCCCCATTGCCGGATGGCGCGCGCTACGTCGTCGATAAGTTCTGAGCCAGCTCGAGTTTGATCCCATGATCGCTTTGGCTTTCTACAAGGGGCGCGGGCAGCTGCTCGATCGGGTGATCCGTTGGGTCACCCGTTCTTCGTTTAGTCATGTCGAAATACTGCGCGCGGTGCCGGCAATGTCTGTCGAGGGTCCACAAGCGCGCGCCTGGTCATCAAGCGGCCGTGATGGCGGGGTGCGGGAGAAGTCGATCACGTTCAAGCCGGGGCATTGGGAGTTCGTCGCTATTCCCTGGGCTGGGCCCGCCGCGATCGACCGGGTGATCGCCGAGATTGGCAATCCATACGACTATGCCGGCTTATTGGCGTCACAGGCGCTGAACCTGCGCCGGCATCGACGGGACCAGTGGTTCTGCTCTGAAATCTGCGCCCATGCTCTTGAGCTGAGTGCACCGCAGGAGCTGTCGCCAGGTGGGCTTTATTGCCGTGTTTTAGAAATGAACCGCGCCTATCTCGCCGGCTGGTCGCGCGCGGGGGAACCGCCAGAGGATTGAGCCGCGGTGCGGTGGAATGCTTGGGGCAACAGTTCACATCCGCAAGCGAGGTCACTATGGCATTTCTTCACGGCGTCGAGGTCATCGAGATCGATGCAGGTCCACGTCCCATTCAGACGGTCAAGTCATCCGTCATCGGCATTGTAGGCACCGCGCCCGACGCCGATCCTGATGCCTTCCCCCTAAACACACCGGTCTTGGTCGCCGGCTCGCGCAAAGAAGCCGCGGACCTGGACACCGTCGGCACCGCGCTCGGCACCTTGCCGGCCGCGATGGACGGCATCTTCGACCAGATCGGCGCGGTCGTCATTGTTGTGCGGGTTGAGGAAGGGGCTACTGAAGCTGAAAGCCTCGCCAATGTGATTGGTGGTGTGAACGCGGTTGATGGCAACTTCGAAGGTGTACATGCCCTGGTCGGTGCTGAGAGCGTTGTCGGGTTTTCCCCGCGCATCTTGATCGCGCCTGGCTTTACCCACCAGCGCCCCGAAGGCAACGCCAACCCGGTCGTTGCGGAGCTGCAGGGCATCGGTGACCGCTTGCGCGCTGTTATCATCGCCGATGGCCCCAACACCAACGATGCTGACGCGATCACCGCGGCCGGCGACTTCGGGTCGGACCGCATCTATCTGATCGATCCGTGGCACAAGGTTATGGTCGGGTCCGATATCGTGTCAGTGCCGGCTTCGTCCCGCGTTGCCGGCTTGATTGCCAAGGTGGATAACGACACTGGCTTCTGGGCATCGCCATCCAACAATCTGCTGGGCGGCGTGATCGGAACCAGCCGGCCGGTTGACTTCAAGCTGGGCGATGCGAGTGCGCGCGCCAATCTGCTGAACGAGGCCAAGGTTGCCACAACGATCCGCCAGAATGGCTACCGTCTCTGGGGCAACCGGACCCTGACCGACGATACCAAGTGGATCTTCCTCAGCGTTCGTCGCACGGCCGACATCATCAACGACTCGCTGCTGCGCGCCCACCTCTGGGCCGTCGATCGGGGCATCACCAAAACCTACGTCTCGGACGTAGAGGAGAGCGTGAATGCCTACCTTCGGGATCTGGTCGCGTTGGGCGCGATCCTTGGCGGGCGGTGCTGGGCCGACCCGGACCTGAACTCGGCCGCAAATATCCAGCTCGGTAAAGTGTTCTTCAACTTTGATTTTACCCCGGTCTATCCGGCCGAGCATATCACGTTCCGTTCGCACCTGGTGAACGACTACATCGAGGAGGTGTTTAACTGATGGCTGCTGAAGATATCCTGAAATATCTAAATCTGTTCGTTGATGGCCGTGGCCATGCGGGCAAGATCGAGGAATACAGCCCCCCCGATCTGACGGTTTCGACAGAAGAGTTCCGCGGGGGCGGCATGGACGCGCCTATCGATCTCGACATGGGCCAAGAGAAGATGACCACGTCCTTCGTGCTCACCTCCTACGATCGTGACGTGCTGTCCCTTTGGGGCATCAAAGACGGCTCGGTGGTTCAGCTGACGGCGCGCGGGTCGCTTGAAAGCCTGGATGGCACCAAGACGGCCGTGGCGCATCACATGCACGGCAAGATCATCTCGTTGGCGCGCGGCACCTGGGGGTCGGGGGCGAAGCCGTCACTGACCTTCACGGTGAGCCTGCGGTACTACCGCGAGGTGCACGGTGGCGTCGATATCAACGAGATCGATGTCGTCAATATGGTGCGCAAGGTGCGCGGCGTGGATCAGCTCGCCGAGCACCGCGCAAACATCGGCCTGTAAGGAGCTTTCATGGACAATCAAAATAAGCCGGCTTGGCTGGTCGAAAATGACGACGGGTCGCTCACGATCAACTTTGAAAGCCGGCCCCCGAAGATCGACGGGACGGAAGTCAAAAGTCTGAAGATGCGCGAGCCGTTCGTTGATGATCAGCTGGCTGCGGATTCGGCGGGGTCCAGCAGCGCGCTTTCTGAAATCGCGCTGATTTCCAACCTGTGTGAAATCTCACCGGAAGCGGTGCGCTCGATGACGATGCGCCAGTACAGCCGGCTGCAGACGGCGCTCTCGGTTTTTATTGGCTGACCCGTGAACAAGTCCGGGCGGGGTCACTTCGGCTCGCCCGGCACACCGGATGGGCCGAGCGTGAAATCATGGCCATGCCGGTCAGTCGTTTCATCTGGTGGATAGAAGGCCTACCGAAGAATGAGTAAAAACCAACGCCTAAACGCAACGATTACGATCGGCTCGGTTCTCGAGCAGTCGGTCAAGCGCAACATGGGCTTCCTAAAATCTGGGCTTTCCCAAGTTGGCGATGCGATCAAGGGTGTCGAGCGCCGGCAAAAGGAGCTCGATCGCCAGCGCAACGTTCTGCGTAAGCAGGGGCAGTCCGTTGAGCACCTCGATCGTGAGTATGAAAAGCTCGAGCGGACGCTTGTGGATCTGCGTCGCGCCCAGGAGCGATGGAACCGCGCGGCCGCGGCGTCGCGCCGTGTCGGGTCCACCTTCAGTAACATGGCATCTGGCATCGGCCGGAACGCGCGACAGATCGCGATCGGCGCGACCTTGGCCGGTGGTGCGATTTTTGGCCTTGCCAATTCGACAGCGGATCTCGGCGATAACGTTGCCAAGACGGCCGACAAGCTGGGGATCGGCTTGGGCGCGCTTCAAGAGCTGCGCTATGCGGCCGAGCGGTCAGGGGTCGCCACGGGCACCTTCGACGGCGCTTTGGAAAAAATGACCAAGAACATCGGTCTGGCGCTCGAGGGGACCGGGGCCCAGAAGGACGCGCTGGACGCTTTGGGGCTGTCGGCCGGCCAGCTCGCCAATCAGCTGCCGGAAGAGGCGCTTGCCTCGATCGCAGACAAGCTGCAGGGGGTCGAGACGCAGGCGGAAAAGGCAGCACTCGCAAACGATCTGTTTGGGCGATCGGGTATCGGTCTGCTCAATATGCTGAAGGACGGCTCTAAGGGGCTCACGCAGCTTCGCGAGGATGCGCGGCGCACCGGTTATGTGCTGTCGGATCAGGCTGCGCGGGATGCCGAAGTGTTCAAAGACACGCTGCTGGATACGCAGCTGGTCATGTCCGGCCTGAAGAACACGGTCGGCTCAGCACTGATGCCGGTGGTGACGCGCTCCATGCGCCGCATCGGCGACGCTCTGATCGGCAACCGGGCTGAGGTGGAGCGGTGGGCCAACGGGTTCGCTGATGGCGCTGAGAGGGCGCTTCCGGTCATTGGTGAGATTGCGTCGGGCATCGGTGCGATCGGGTCCGTGGTCTGGTCGGTCACCGAGGGCACGGCCGATATGATCGGCGGCTGGGAAAACTTCGGGATGGTGGTCGGGGCGGTCCTGGCGTCGCGCACGATCGTGCGTGTTGCCAAGTTTGGGGGCGCAGTGTTCAGCCTCGGCCGCGCCATGCTGTCTCTGGCCGCAGCGTCGCCGATCGTCGTTGGGGCGATCCGGGCGATCGGGTCTGCCCTGGTCATGAACCCGATCGGGGCGGCAATAGCCGTCATCGCGGGCGGGGCCTATCTCATCTACCGGAATTGGGAGAGCGTCGCGCCCTGGTTCAAGGGTCTATGGGGCGATGCGAAGGGATATTTCCAAGGGTTCGGCAACTTCGTCGGTGGCGTCTTTTCCGGGGATATGGAGCGCGCCGAGAAGGGTGTCCGGGCGATGTGGGACGGCACCACGTCGTTCTTCGATCGGACCTTGAGCGGCATCGGTGCCGTATTCTCTGCGACTTATTCAAATCTCATTAAGCCGGCCACGGATGCGATGGGGATCACGGGGCCAATCGAGGCCGCGTGGCAGCAGGTTGGCAGCGTGTTGGGGCCGGTGCTGTCCGATATCGGGTCTTACTACTCTGGCCTGGGCGATGTGGTCGCTGGTGCCTTTTCCGGTGATATGCAGCGCGCGTCCGATGGGCTCGGGCGGATGTGGAAGTCGGCGCGGTCTGTCATGGACGGGATCCTGGGCGGCATCGGCGACAGGTTCCGGTGGATCTATGACAATGTGATCAAGCCGGTGACCGATGCGATGGGGGTGACCGCGCCGATCGAGCGCGCCTGGTCGACCCTTTCCGGTGCGATCGACACGACGCTCGGTGCGATCGGGTCCGTCTTCGACACGACCTGGTCTGGGCTGGTGAAACCGGTCCTCGATGGGCTGGCTGCGACCGGTGGCATCGGGGCAGCGTGGGAGGCGGTCAAAACCGCCATTGATCCTGTGCTGACCTGGATTGGCGACAAGTTCACCACGCTGATGACCTTGATCAAACCGGTGATCGAGGCGTTGAAATGGGGCTATGAGAACGCGCAGCGCGCCGGCAATGCGATCGGCTCGGCCGTAGGCTCTGCGGTGGCCGCGCGCGTTGAGCCTGGCAAAGTGTCTGGGCTTGGCAACACGGCGTCAAATGACAACGCGGCACCGATGACCAGCTCGGCCGCAGAGAAGCTATACGGGATCAAACCGCAGAAGAACGCCTTGGGCGGACCCTTCCGTCCTGGCTGGCACCTGACGGGCGAGCTCGGTCCGGAGCTCAAGTTCGAGAACCGCTCGGGGTACGTGGCGAACAATCGCGCCATGCGCCAGCTTGCCGGCTATGCCGATCGTGTCGGTTCTGTGTTCAGCCCGGCCGCGCGGCCGGTAAAGGATCGAGGCGCGCGCGTTCTGGATAAGCTGCGTCGCAACAGCTCGGGTGCGCGGCCGGTCAGCGATCGAGGAGCCCGTGTCCTGGACAAGGTGCGTCGCAGCATCCCGCGGGTGGGTATTCCTGCGCAGCCGGAGCGGCGCATGGGATCCGCTCCTCTTACCTCGAGTGAACGCAGTCAGTTGCGCCGACCTGATGTCGACGGCATGATGGCGCGCATCGAGGCCGTGTTCTCCCAGACGGCCGCGCCGGCTCTGGCAGCAGCTCCTGCGCAGGCATCGCAATCCGTCACCAACCACTACACGATCAATGCGCCTGGGGCTGACGCTCATGAAGTCTTGCGGCTCCTGAAGCGTGAGGAAAAACGCAACGCCGGCAACGGTCTATTCGATCGCGCGCCGGCCACGGGGCCGTTTGGGAGATAACGATGGCAGAAGTCATGATGCAGCTCGGGTTCTTCCAGTTCTCCCTGGATAACGCAGCCTACCAGCGGCTCAGTCGATCGGCTGAGTATCGGTGGGCACGTCAGGCGCGGATCGGCACCAACGATGCGCTGCAGTTCACCGGCCTGGGCCCGGAGACTGTGGAGCTCGAGGGCGTGATCTATCCCCACTTCCGGGGCGGGCTGAAGCAGATCGATAAGATGCGCACACAGGCCAGCCTCGGGCTGCCACTGCCGTTGGTGTCTGGCATCGGTAAGGTGCTCGGCCTGTGGGTCGTGGAAGGCGTCACCGAGGGGCAGGAAGTCTTTGCCTCGCAAGGCATCCCGCATCGGCAAGAGTTTACAATGAGGATGGCAAGATATGACGGCGGTGTCCGATCTCTACTTCGTTTCTTCTGAGGGCGATGTCCTGGACCAGGTTGTGGCCGCGCACTACGGGGACACTCTGGGCGGCAAGGTGGAGGCGGTTCTTGCCGCTAACCCTGGCCTGGGCGCGCTGGGCGCTGTGCTTGATCCTGGCATTCGGATACTGTTGCCGGATTTGGACACCTCAGAACCTTCTGAAACGGCGCAGCTATGGGGCTGATGGATTTCCGGCCGTTGGTCCAGGTCACGATCAACGGGGTGCCGCTGTCGGGGTTCGTGTTCTCGCAGCTGAGTTCGGTGCGCGTGTCCGACACGGCCGGCTTCATCTCCGATACTGCTGAGATTACTTTCGCCAATACCTCGCCGCTGTCGCGCTTTGCAATGCCAGAGCCGGGAGCCGAGGTCGCGATCGCCCTGGGATATCTCGGTGAATTCTTGCAGATGGGGCTTTATATCGCCGATGAGGTCGAGGAGAGCTCGCCCCCTCGTATGATCACGGCCGTTTGCCGTGCTAAAGCCCAAGGCGAGACGCAGAGCGGCTTTGCCCCGATCAGCCAGCAGAAGTCTCGGTCGTGGCCAGCCGGCATGACGCTTAAAGCGATCGCCACCACCATTGCCGGTGACAATGGGCTCGAGCCGGCCGTGACCGAGGCCGCAGGCTCTATCGTGCCTGGGCACATCGATCAGCTGGATGAAAGCGACCTGTCGGTTCTGACGCGGATTGCAGTGCTGCATGACCTTGTGGCGAAGCCGGCCGGTGGCGTTCTTTATGTCGGCCGCAGGGCGGAGGGGGTGAAAGCCTCGGGGCAGCCAACGGCGACAGTGGTGCTGCAGGAGGCAGATGTCACCCGCTGGTCGATGCGCCGGGGGCTCAGTGAGGCGACCGGTACAATCATCGCCACCTATCGGGATCTCGAGAAGGCCGAAGATGTAGAGGTGAAGGTCGGTGACGCGGAGCCGGTGCGCCGGCTTCGTCAGCGGTTCCGCACTGAGGAAGAGGCGCGCGCCGTCGCGACGGCCGAGTCGCGCCGTGCCGGCCGCGCAAAGGAGACGCTCGAGGTGGAGCTGCCGGGGAACCCCTCAATCGCGGCCGAGGGGCGCTTGATCCCGATCGGGTTCAGCGCGGCTGCATCCGGCGTTTGGGTCGTGAAAACGGCGACACATGAAGTCTCCGAGGGCGGCTATCGTACGATGGCCCAATGTGAGCGGCCGGAGTAGGGAACCCGCCAGAGGCTCCTAAGCGTCCCCAAGGGCATGTTGGCATGAAATGTCTGCACCTGGAGCCTGTCTGCATGTCTGAAGAAGAAACCCCGCGCGCGGGGCTGATCAACTGGTCGGAGTGGCTAAAGGATGGCGGCAAGTTCTTCCGCATCACCGTCATCGGGGCCTTCGCTGCGTGGGGTGGTGCCTATGTGCCCGTCGTCAATGAGCTGGTGTTCTCGCCTTGGCGCTTAGGCGACAAGGTGGATGCCAATACCCAGACGTTGTCGCATCTGGTCGAAGACGTCAAAGTTCTGCAGCGGCCGGATGTGATCTTCCGGATATCGCGATCGGACGTATTGGGGCCCCGGTGCGGGGGCGGGCGCAGCTGCGCGATCGAGGTTGAGATCGAGCGAACCGAGGAGGGTAGAAACTGCCAGATCGTGCCGGGCAAAACCCGTTATTCTTTCCGCAACCCTCGCACCGATGCCAGCTTGTACGTCCGCCTCGATCGCCCGGTGCAAAGTCAGAATGTCGGGTCCAAGCCTGTCACGTTCCAGTACCAAGTGACCGCGCCATATGGTCTGGAACCCAACGCGGAGTTCTGTCTGGAGCCGCTCTACACAGGGTGCCCCGGAATGTCAGACGGTGATGCGCCCATAAGGGCAAACCGTAGCTGCACAGCCATACCAGTCGAACCTTAACTGACAGAGATTCGAGCCAGGCGCTGGTCGCTGTCGTGG